GGTTTGGCTTTAACCGATCGCGCGGCAGCAATCAATTCCTGCGCCACAACCTCGCGGTCGAACTGTTCGCCCGCCACAATGATCTTCTGCTCATCCCGTCCGTTCTTCTCCATGGCCTTCATGAAGTCCGCGAGTTGTTCAAACTCATCGGCCTTGATCGAGCTCATGTTCTCTTTCCAAGCAGGATCAAGCAAGAACTCCGGAACCGGAATCTGATGCCCATCATTGATCTTCTGCTGCAAGAAATCCTGCAGCCCACCATAGCCAGCCTTATCCATGTTGCTGGTGATATCAGCCCGGTCGCGCTTGATAGGCAACCCCAACCGATCCATAACCGCATGAATTTGATCCGTGTACTCCTGCCGAACAGTTGGCTTTCCCAGATCGCCGATCACGCGTTCCTTGAACTTCTTCATTTGCTTGTCGAACTTGGCCTTGGTCCGCTCTATCTCCAACGCACGATTGGCCATGATCGACGCAAGGAACTTCCGCTGGCGGTCTGCGAAGGCAGCCTTGGGGTCCTCATGAAGAAGCTTGTCCTCGATCTTGTTGTTCAACCGATTGATCGCCGCGAGGATGTTATCGCTGTCGATCATGCTCAGCGGGGTGTTGTTGAACTTATCCCGCGTCGCCCCCTCGATCTCCTCCCGGCTCAGAGGCAGATCAAATCCATGCTCCTCCGCCATGGCTTTCAACTCAGCCGCCATGGAGTCCAGCGCGGTAGCTGGCACGATCCTTTGCTTGGTCACGGCCTCAACCGCGTCCTTGAAAGTCCCATGCTCCTCTTCCATCCACCGTGCCGCGAGTTGATCCGCGATCCGCCGGGTGTATTCCATTGGTTGCATTTTCCCGCGGTTGGCATGAAGCGCAGTCAGGTCATCAATCAGCGCTTGACCAGAGGTATGGCCGGTGTACCGCGCGATCTGATCCGGCAGGTGCCCATCCTTACCGTAGTAACTCCTCGGCAACACCGCCTTCTGTTCATCGGTCAAAGCATCCGAGGCGATCTTAAACTCGCCCGAAGACAACCCCTGATCCGCGATAAACCGCGGCATCTCTTTCATTTCGTCAACGATCTTACTCCGGATCACTGCGAGCTTCGCTGCCCACTCCGGTGCCATCCGTTTCTTTTCCTCGGCCATGCCTTTCTTAAGCCGGCTCTCGTACTCAGCTTTGTTCTGGGCCTCGATGGCTTTTTGGTACAGGTCCCACTGGCCTTTGTTCATGCCGATGGCGCGCGGGTCCTTGAAGATCCGGATCTCTTCGGGGCGAGCCGTGATAGTGCCGCGAGCCGGAATTGGAAACGGCTCGATCGGCGAATCAAACCCGGCCTTGTTCCCGTTCCAGATACCCTTGATGAAGTCCTTAATCTCCGGCACGACGTCAACATGGCCGGTGACCTTCGCGTAGATTTCCTTCCAGACGTCAGCAATGCCCTTGAAGAATTTCTCAACCACGCCGGTAGGTTCTTCGGTCTTGGTTGCCCACCGCTGGACCTGTTCCGCGAACCATTCTGGGAAGGAACGCATATAGTTTTGATTCGCTGTGCTTGTGTTTTCAATGCGTATGCCATGGGCATCTTCCGGCACACTCAGCGGTCTGTTTTGCCCGACAGTTTCTTCTTTACCAAACTCCCTCCGCCAAGCATCGCGGACGGATGTCTGCACCTCAGGTCCAACATCCCGGAACCGCTGGAACTCGACCTGATGCCCGAGCTCGTGCAACGTCGTAGCCACAGCCAGCTTTGGATCAAGCTTCTCATTTAGCACGATATGGCCTGTGGAAGAGGCGTAGCCGAAATGGTGATCAGGCCCGTACGCCGACCAAACCTTCGGCGTAACCGGCAACCCAAACTTCTCCGCAAGATCATCCACGATCTTCTGCAACGGCGCATGCCACTCCGGAGCCGCCGGATGCTCAGCATCGCGGTAGTTGAAGAACCCGGCTTGCTTGGTTACATTACCTTCCGGATACTTTGACTCGGCCCCTGACTCCGGAGGTACCGCATCCTTCTCGAACTTGGTCAGCGTCTCTGGGTCGACCCGGATCCCGTCTTCAATCGAATGGAAAACCTCCGGCGTGGCATTAGCCATCAAGTCCGCAATCGGCACCTTCACATCCGCGCCGGCGGCTTTGGCCAACTCAAGCTGGTTAGCCATATCCGGAACGAAGCCAAGGATCCCGTCGTCGCTGGCTGGAACCTTATCCCCATACAACGCTCGGACAACATCCGCGCTGATCCCGATGGTATCATCACCATGATGTTGCTCGGCGAAGTCTTTGAAGAACTCCGGGACGCGTTCGCGGGTGGCCGAAGACTGAGCATCCGAAAAAGCCTGCTTGATCGCGTCAACCTTCTCGTCAGCTACCTTATCACGCACCTTATCAATCTCAGGAAACTTCCCACGCTCCGGCGCCCGAGCCGCTTTGATATAAGGCGCCATCTCAGCCGCGGCCACATGCCCGCCAGCTTCCCCGCCGGTCCGGAACATCTCATTCTCAACCATCCCACCGAGGTCGCGTTGGAGTTGCTCAGCGGTACCTAGACCGATCTTTGCTCCCGCAGCTTCCGCCCCCGAGGCCTTATACCCATAAGCCAACCCCGCGATACCAGCGTTAAGCACCTGCCCCGGAAGCGCGAACAGCCCGGTGAGATTATCAACATCCGGCACGATTGAGTTGTTAACGAATGATTTCCAATAAGGGCTATCGGAGAGATCCGCGAGGCGCTGGGCTTCCTTTGGGTCCGTGAGTTCGGGCTTCGCTTCATTCCAAGCATCAGCCACCGTCGAGAAGAAAGTCTTCTTCGGTACAGCTTCCGCGGCTTTGGAATAAGCATCGAGGTTGGCTAGATCATCACTCGAAACCTTAGCCTTCATCGGGTCAGAGATAACATAATCCCGGAGCTTCGGGTTGTTCTGAACAATATCCCCTGCGGCCCGTGTGTTAACCTGTGCCTTGAACCGATCCAGATCTATATTAATCGCCGCCGGGTTCACTCCGGTTTGTTTGCCGAGGTTCACTGCTTCGGCGGCTTTGTCAGGATTGCTGCCTACCGCCGCTGCCGTAATGGCGCGGGGATTTGGCATCATCGAAAAGGCAGACTCGAGGTCGCTCAGATCATTGTCCGGCATTGGGTGCTCTCTTGGTTTGAGTCGCCTGATAAAGTCTTATGGCATGTAGGTGTTCAATTTCCTGATCGGTGGGATCGCGATCGTATTTCTTTTTAAGGAAATCGCGTTCCTGATCCTGCTGCCCCTCAGGGATCGCATGCAATGGCATCCGGTATTCTGAGGTCCCGCCGAAGTTACTGCGGAGGATCCCCGAACCCGCGCGGACCTGAACCAGTTTGTTAGCCATGTCCTGCACGGTGTTGTTATTGAGAGTTTCCCCGCGGGCCCGAGCGAACTTAATCTCCTCAGCCAACGCACCCGTGAAGGTCTTCCAACTATCACCGCTCTTCGGACCTGCGCCCACGGAGTCTGCCGTGGCAATGATCCCGGGATCACGAATCGCGCCTTGCAGCGCCGGATCAGGCACGACATTCTTCGCGATCATCTTTTGCTGCAACGTGACCAAAGCCTTCCGCTGATCTGCGGCGAGATCAATACTTCCATCAGTGAAGTCAATGCTCTTGAACCCCTCCGGATCAACCACCAGCGCTTGCCCTTGAAGCTTGTTATAAGTCTCCTCACGAACCGGCGTGATGTTGTTATCCTGCGCGCTCAGTCGCTTCAACTGCCCCGCCAACTGCAACTGTTTCGCCAACGGCATTTTATTGTAAACATCAGCGAACTCCGGCGAATTCTTCATGAGGTTGCTGATGGTCACCGGGCCTTTAGTTGTCTGCTCTTGAATCGCGCTAGAGACAATGTTCTGGGCATAGTCGTTGTTGGCTTTCTCTTCGGTCTTCTCGTGATTGTAATCCGTGATGGTATGGCTCTCGACGAAGTCCGGGAATTCTTTGTTCTCCGGGGCTATCGTCGATGCTTGGCCTTTAGTCGCCGCGACCCGTTGTTCGAGGGAGCTTGCTTTGTACATCGCCGCGTTAGCCTTGGCGAGATAGGCCGAGTGTGTGGTGCCATTGACATCAGCCGCGCCGGTCCCTAACCAATGATCCGCCGCGGTATTGAAACCGTTCTTAGCCATATCATCGCCGAACTGTTTCTCAAAGACTTTATCCTGCGCGGCTGGGTTCTTGGCGAACTCCTCGGCAGTCATTGAAGGCAAACCCGCAGCACTTAGCCACTTAGGCAGGTTGCTCTCAAGGACCTGATACGCACCGATCGCTCGGTCAGGAGTCTGCGCCGCATTGGTGTGTTTGATAGGAACAATCGCGGAATAGTCTCCGCCCTCAACGGCCTTGATTCCGATCTTGGCGCGATCCATATCAACCGCACCTTGTCCCATTGCGAGATTGGTACCATCGCGGGTGTTATCCACAACCACCCGCGAGCCGTGGGTGTTCTCTTGGGTGTTGAGGAATTTCTGCAAGGCGCTGCGGTCTTCACCAGTGAGAGCATTGTTCTCGTTGGCTCCGTCGAAAGCTTTCTTTGCTCCAAGGATGTCACCATTGTTCGCAAGCCCAGTGATGCGTTGCTTGGTGACATTACTCTGAGCCTTGGCTACCTCAGCCTTTGTGGTTTCAGCATCCCAACCCTGCGTACCCGCAATGTCTTCGGTGTGCGCTTTGGCCTTAACCAGCCCTTCGTTATAAGCAGCTTCATCCTCGGGGTGAGCCAGTACGCCATTATTAACAGTCTCAACCGCCATCTTATTGGTGACAATGGAGTTTTGTTTAAGTTGCTCAGCCGAATGAAACGCGCCATACTTCAATGAATTGATTGTGGTACTGGCGGCATCAGCATCAAACATCTTCTGTGCCATCGGGCCGTTCAAGCCCTTACGCGTCTGATCCCGAAGATCCGCGATGTCTTTTTGGAATTGAGCATACTGATCCGGCCCGGCGTTCTGGCCGTACTGTGTTTTGAAATCAGCGACTCGTTGGTCGGCTTTGGTAGCAAAATCAATCGAAGCCTGTCGAGCATTGGTCTCGTTGTCAAGCTGCTGCATTGCCATGGCGCGCTGATAGACTTCATTCGAAGCCTCGCTACCAGCTGCGCCGAGCTTTTGAAGGGCCCCGGCCACAGCCCCGCCGAACGCTGCCTCTGGGGCATTGACATGAACTTCCGGCGTCGCGCCATAGCTAGAGGTAACATCAGGTACCGGGGAGTAGGGAACTTGTGCCATCGGAACCTCTTAAGAAAAACTAAAGCTATTGGTCAAGCCACTGAGTGTGCTGCCTACGCCGCTAAACGCCCCGGAAGATTGCAGCCCAGACCACTTGCTTGAAACGCTGGAAGCAGATCCGAGAAGACTCGCGGCCTCAGCAAGGGGTGCTGCGGCTTTGGTATTAGCCGCGGCCGCCGTGTACATTTGCGATTGCTCACCCGCCTGAAATCCGCTTATGTCATAATCATAAGCCGTCTTTGCGGCAGAGCTTCGGATCGCGGTCTGCTCAGTCTGACCAAGCATTTGTTCACTATCGCGGACCTTAGCCTCGCTCCCGGTGTTAACATTCAACCCCGAAGCACCCTGCGCTGCCTTGGTCTGCGCGATGATATTCTGTGTCTTCGCCCCGGACTGCGCGGCCACCTGCTCGCCTTGCACCAAGGCATAGCTCTCATTCTGATTCGCGATCTGTTGATTCTGCGCCGCAAGAGCGGCTTGGTATTGATATGACTGCTGCTGGGCCGCACTCTGTTGTGCGGTACCTGCCGCCGAAGCCGCACCGCCGAGAAGTCCTGTGCCAAGAGAGACCGCGCCAAGCGTTGCTGTTATTGGATCAGCCATGTGACGTCCTTACTATGAATGAAGTTAACCCAGCGGTCTCGCCACCAAAATCAGCGCCGATGTGTTTGATAAAGGAAGTCTTGCAGTTCGTAAGCCCAACCAACCGCGGGTATTCTTCCTGCCGCGCTTTGATCCAAGCCTTGGTGACTTTAAGAAAAGTCTTCTTGCATCGCGTGACCGCCGGTGTGGTGTAGGACCAGATGTAGGCTGTGTCAGAGAGCAGGCTTTCTGGTACCAACCCCCACATAGCCACGAGTTCTCCGTCCCAGAAACCAGCCCAAATGCCTTGCGATGCCTTAACCACATCCCCAAGACAGGGTAGGAGTAACGGATCATCAGCCTTTATTTCACGAACCTCCGCGGTCATCTCAACCCCCGACAGTCAAGCGCGGAATCACGCCGGTAATCGTGGCGGGAAGCGGCAGGCTTTGTTGGATACAGAACTGCCCCTGAGAAGCCCAGAGTGAATCAACGTAAGTCATAGCATCGCCTGTGACAAGATCGGTCACGATCGTGTTGGTCATCGAGCCGACGTTGCCTATAACCAAATCTTGCATTGTGATTTGATTACTGAAACTCGACCCGATAGATAAGCCCAACGCATCAACACACCGGACCACGACCGAACTGATCTTCTTTTGTTTGCCTTGAGTAGTAGGTTCGCCGGTTTCAATCGGCAGGGTTTGTAACTGTGGTGTGAAGGCCAAACCAATCGTAACCAAACTGGCCGGGGTAGACAGCGAAAACGAACCGCTAACAGGCATGGTGAAGGGAGGGATCACCACGCCGTCCGCCAATCCAGTCACTGTTGCCCCGGCCAGCTGCTGCGCTCCGCTAAAGGTGGTAGCAGGGGAGCCGATATATTGTATACCAGCGTCAACACACCAAGCGTTCTTGGCTTGGTTGTTGTAAATACGATCCGCAATTCGTTCGACGTACTGAACCGTATTACCGTTGATCGTGCGTTGAACCGCGGCATAAACCGCGTCCACAATCATACCATCGGATAACGTCTCGGACACGGTTGCGACGGATTTAAACAACCCTTGCGTATCATGATGCGCCCATGCGGTGAAGTCTTCTTCCTTCGCGAAAGTCAGCGAGAGCAGCACCCCATCATTACGCACAGCCCAGACGCATTTAAACGGTGCTTGCGCCCAAGCCCATTCAGTGATCCGATAGCCGTAGAATAGATGACTTGAGATAGCCGAGATGTCCGACCCGGTGAATACCTGAGCATAGTAATTATAATTGGCATCGCGGATCGAGGAGCCTTTTTCTTCCACGAAAAGGATGTCGAAGTTGATTAAGATCGGCGGCACATCACTTGCGCCGTTTAGTGACTGTCTATTGGCCACAATCGCTGACGGTGTAATGGCTGATCCAAGTGATCCACCGGTGACCAACCAAGAAGATTTATCCGTGAAGACAATCAACCCGGCCGAATAACCGATTACAGATTTAATCGTCTCAAGTTGCCCTGAGGCCAGAGAGACTTCAATCGCATCATCGGCCTGAATAGGGAAACTTGTGTTGTAGTTGAAGTAATTCCCCGGCTGACTAAACGCCATGGTCTCGGGCCCGATCGTTGCGGCGGCGAGGACCATGCGCTGTTGGAAGAACCCCGGGACACTTGGGTTGACCGACGCAGCCGCTGTGAGTACCGCGGTGGCTGTTGCGGCACCGGAGGTGTAACCAACAGACGGGACTGATAGGTAACCCGCGCCCCCAAAAGTAACAATAGTTTGTGTGACACCCCAGACAAGATTAACCGTGGCCCCGGTGCCCACGCCTGATGTTGAAACCTGCGCAACAGGGTTGGTTGGGGTTGCCCCGAAAGTCAGTGATCCAGGGTTGGAGCCGCCGGAAGTGATCACATTATATGACGTGATCGTGGTACCAGTCACCGTTGCTACTTTAACAACGACACCGTTGCCTAGAGCGATGGTATCACCAACAAGATAACCAGTACCACCAGCACCTACAGTCGGCGTTCCTTGCACTCCAAGGATAGCCTGCGCGTTTGCGGTAGCTGCGGGGCTACCTCCGGAGATGATCACACCCGGCACAGAGGTATAAACACCCGCCGCGCCTTGTGTGATGGAAGCTACCGCCGACCCCTGAAAAGGATTCTGCCCTAACGGCGGGGCTATGCTGAAATCGGCGTTGATGTTACTATCGACGATAGCGTTGCCAGTGACGTTACCGATGTATCCATAAGGAACGCCAGAGGGTACTATACCAAAATACGAAATATCGGATTTATATATGTTATACGAAACAGCCCCGATCCTGGATGTCCATGTAACATTGTTTGAACCGTAGGTATTACGCAGGTCTTGGAGGCCGGTTAAACTCACCGCGCTCGAAGCAATGCTCTCATTGCCGCTAGAATCGATTGAAGTCACGACATAGGAATAATTCGCTGAGCCCGCGGCTAGCGTTGAATTTGCGGAGAGCCCGCTTGGGGCTGTAATCGTGGTACCGAAATTAATTGGGCTGATGGTCCAGTTGTTATAGGCAGTCAATACCAACGTCTGCGGCGCGTAGTTTGGGTGGCAGATGATCATCGAGTTGACGCTTTGGGCGTACTTAAGTAAGCCCACATCAGCGGCGGCGTAGGGTGAGGCGATCGTATAGACGCGCGCGATAGTACCGCCAGAGACATAAGCCCCAAACGTTGTGGAGTTGATTGGCACTCCGTTCAGATCAGCCAGCGTTACTGTCGTACCCGTTGCGCTTTGTACTGAGTAATAGTTCCCGTTGAGCTGTGTCATACCCACGACGCCAGTGATATAAACCCAATCACCCGCGGCATAGGTGTTGACCACAGAGATGACAGCAGGATTGGCTTGTGTGGCACCGGTTATGCTTTTAACAGCTTCAAGAATCGGCGCGCCGTTGTTAAAGAACCGTATATAATAATCCCCAAACTCAAGAACATATGCCGCGGTGATACTGGCTTGGAACGGAATGAGTCGGACTGGCTTTGCTGATTTGTAGGCTTGGAGTATGTACTTCGTGCCCGGACGGGTGCTGGCACCGCCGCGGTAATCCACGAAGAAGTTCCGGAGAAGAGCCGCGCCGGATTTGTATTTCTCTATATCAACCCGGGAGTAAAGCTGTGGAGCCCACTCACCGGAGTTAAAGGATTTTTGCATAACGGGAGTGCCCATGGATCAATACCCCGCCCAGAGTCCGACAGAGTCCCAGCCGAAACCAGTTCCCATGTTCCAATAACCAGCATCAGCCACGCCACGACAACGAAGCCAGTCAGGCATGACATCGTTGGTGGTTAAGGCTTCGTTGCCATCAACCGCGCGAGCCTCAATAATACAACCATTGGCGACTTGGATAAGGCCATTGGCGAGGCTCTTGTCCCCGGTGAGTGCCATCGCAAGTGCCGCGGCGAGGACATGATACCAAGCTTTGATGAATAACTGATCCATCACATTTGGATCAGTGACCTGACGAACGTAGGAAAGCACCGCGTATTCTTGGTTGGTGAGGATGACCCGCTGGTTACCTAGCGCGGTATAGGTCAGGGTAAATGTAGCGCCAGAGCCAGAGCCTGTAGTCGAGCCTTGTGCTTGCGCGCCAGACAAGGGCTGGAAATAAGCACCGGTCTGCGGCACGTCTTCGCCAAGAACTTCTGGCACAACCGCAACAGAGGTGATGATCCCTCCGCCCGCAACGTCAGTGACCTGAAGCACGGCCGGCGCCCCAATCGGTGGTGAGGTTACCGGACCCAGCGCGAGAGTGATTTGATCGCCGACTGCATAGCCGCCGCCAGTAGCAGAAGCTACCGCCGCGGTCACCGCATAAAAGTTATCATTACCCACATCGAACTTGATCGGCGGTCCGCCCCATGTCGAAGCAAAGCCTGTCATAGTGGAGGTCGGGTAAACCGCCGGGCCTTGCATGCCAGTGTTTTGCTGCGGCACGATCCAGAGAGCCCGAAGGCAATCTACAGGGTAACCGTATTCATAAGACCACGGCGGAAGAGGTAACCCCGGCGTCCAGTTGAGTAAGTTCGCCGGGGTTGATTGGTTTTCAGGAGTCCCCGGCAACGAGGTGATGTACTGCAATACCGTCATGCCCTTTGAACACTGCCAAGGGGCAAGCCGGAGTAACTCATCGCGGGTGGTCGCGATCGCGATATTGGCCTGAAGCGCTTCGTTGGTTGAGTTTGCAGCAAGCTCCGCTGAGGTAACCGTCGTGCGGGTACCGATCTTTTGCAGGGCTAAGTTAACGATGCCGGAGAGGTTCATGACTCAGCCTTTATGCTGTGTGCCGCAGTTACCATGATTGCAGGGAGACATGGATTTGGCGCCGCCGCTGGTGTTGCCTTTGGTTTCGAAGGCCTGGCCGTTGCTGTGGGCTTTATGCGAGAGCTTTGGGCCGACCGGGGGTTTGTAGGAGAGCTTGCCCGGAATCGCGCGGCCGCCGGGGGTGGTGGGGATCTTGGACATCAGAACCTCCGATCGCTGGGTTGGACTTCGGCTTCGGTTTCCTTCTGAATCACGCCGGAGTTTTCCGGAAAGACCGCGACCGATGGGAAGACATCATGCGGAACCGGGGCGAAGCTTTCTTCGATGTCCTTGACTTCGCGGGCCAGTGCCTTCTTGATCTCAGGATAACCCGGGTGCCCGCGGAGTTTCTCATCGAGCGTGAAGAGCAGGCTGAGGTATTCAAACGTGTCTCTCATTTGTGCTTTCCTTGGCTGCCGGTGTGATGCTTGGTGACTGTTGATCGGGGCGCCGAAGTTCCGATCTTTTTGGTTTCGGCTGGCGGCTTCTTGAAATTATTCTCTGTAGCCCCCATTCTCGCAATCGCCCCGAGGCTGGGTTTAAATACCTTCGAGGCTTCCTTGGGCGCCGTCGTCTTCTTTCCCGTTCCCTGTTTCATTGCTTTGCTCCGTTGGTGAGGCTAAAAGAACAGTGTGGTCGTATTTGTTACCAGACCGTTTCGACATTTCTTGGCGGATCTTTTCAAAAGCCCCGCCGTCTGCGTAGGCATCCTCGAGAAGATGCCGAAGTCGGTCGTCGCATTTCTCGATTTCGCGCCTGATGTAGACCGGCGGTTCTTGCCCTCCCTGATGATAAAGATCCCGCAGGTCATGAATGTCATGAAAGTACATCAAGAACCGGCGCATCTTTTCCGGAACCTCAGTCTCGGCATCTTTCATGTACTTGACGACCTCGCGTATATGCAAGAGAGTTTCATGCATATCCCGTGCGATTTGTTTTAAATAGATCTCTTCGTCGCTCATTTCTTTGGTGCTCCTTCTAACAATGCGTGACCATACCGTTGAGTACAAAGAAGTTAGTCGACGGGGTTCCGGAGCAACTCGCGCCAACGACATTGCCTGTACCGGAATTGAGGTAAGCGTTGGTGTTTCCGTAATAGCCGTTGCCTGTAACCGTGACTTGGCTTGACCCAGCAGCTAAATTTATGCCATTCGCTAATTGATAAAATGTATTGCCCGCGATCATCATCGGCATAGACCCTGCTGATGTACCAACATAAACGCCAACATTGGATGATGGTGTGCCGGGGGCGCTATAAAAGACATTGCCTGTGATAGTTCCGCCTTGGCAAGCTAAACAGTAAACACCTACGTAATTAGGCTGAATATAGAACAGGTTATTTGAAACCTGTATTTGCTCAACTCCTGTCGCAAGCGAAAGACCGTAAACATTTGCACTGATCTGGTTGTTGCTAATCTCCAATGCAAGAAGACTGCCAAGCTCGCCGGCATTGGTAGAAACAAACGTGTTGCCGCCGAAAGTTGAGTTACTGATCTGAATGTCCTGAACATAGCTTCCGTAAAGAACGCCGACATTCTGTGCCCACCAGCCGCAATTGGTAAATATTGCACTAAAGGAATAACCACCGGCATTGACACCCGCAATCCATGCGCCAACGCCAGTCGTGCCGGTACCATAAAAGTCATCATTGTTAAATCGGGTGTTGGAAAGGCCTAATATATTAACACCGATATTCCAATAATCAGCAACACTGATCCCATCCACACCACGAAACACCACATTTTCTATCGTAGTAGGCGCGAAGGTTTCATAAACAGACTGTGTGATATTCAACGCCGTACCACCGCCCACGGCGCCTGTAGCAAACGTCATGTCACGCACGGTTGCTGTATGCGCAGAGGCGTTGAGGGCGATGGTTAAAGCGTTGCTTATCGCTGACGCCCAATAAAGCGTCGTGACCTCCTTACCAGTCCCACTCAGAGTAAGATTAAAGTTCAACGTTCCGGCAGGTAGTGTAAGGGTATTATTCGAAGTAAAGGTGTACTTACCCGGGCCGAATAAAATACAACCACCATTGGTGGGTAAGGCCGCGAAGGCTGCCGCAAGAGCTGTGGTGTTGTCGGAGTTTGCTGTGCTTCCGCCGTAAGCCTCGATTGGTAAACAACCAAAGATACCGGAAACCATTGTACCGTTTGCAGCGTAGTAAGAGAATTGCCCTTTAGTGCCTGAGGCAACAGTGCCAGAACCACCGCCCGCACCACAGGCCGCGCCAGCATCTTGTATCCCCGGCCCCCAGCGAAGGCAGTTACCAGCAGTTATTGCTCCGGAAACATTAGATAAACCACCAGAGGCGTTTATAGATGCCTGTAACGCCGCCATGACATTGGTGCCGGGCGTGAAGACAGAGGCAACACCAGCAACGCCGCTGCCCGCGTAGAGTTGCAATGTGGTTGCCGCAGGTAATTCAACAGCGCTATGATTTGACACAAACGCCGTTGTCGCGATCGCGTTGGAATTATCTCCGGTGGGCCGAGTAGGGGCCGTAGTTGCATATTGTGCTGAGGCTGTAGTGGCCCAAAGCAAAGAGAGTAGGAGGAAGAGCTTTCTCATATGTTTGAATCCGTTACGGTCAATGCGTTGCCTGAACCGGTGATCGCGAGAGCCTGCCACGCGCCTTGGCACTCGCCGGAGAATGTCCGCGTTCCGCCGTTGCCGTAGATACGATAGCCACCACCGAGGAGTAAGGCTGTGGGAGTCAAAGCGACATTAGAGATACTGGTTGCGCCTGAGTCAAGACTGGTAGCCGCGGTCCATGTTGGATTGACCGCCTGCGCTAACACAGGAAAGACAATCACGTCTACCGCACCGGGGTTATCAAAAGTAATCACCGTACGTTTGGAATTGGCCGGAGCCACAACTTCCGGCGATGTACCTACGTTGTTGAAGGCATAAACCTTTCCGCCCGAAGTAGGGCCGACTGGCGAGGCGCCACCGCCGGAAGTGAACATGGGTTAGATCCTTTTGCTATTCGTGGGCTCAAGCTTGGCAACAAGCGCGAGATTCATTTCAAGCATCTGCTTGACCTGCGCTTCGAGCCCCGCGATCCGGTTGTCATCGGGAACCGCCGAGGAAGGCTTAGCCGTGCCGTTGAACGAGTTCAGGGTCTCGGTGAGTTCGTGGAGGAGGCGGTTGGTGTAGCCACCTTCTTCGTCGTCTTCGCCAATGAACGCCCTGCCCCAACCACCGGACATTTCGGCCGAGGCAGCGCGGGCAGCGTCGTCAAGCGGGACCATGTCGAGGGTAGGTGAACCGGTGAAGATGATGTCCCGGGGCTTCTCGGTGCCATCGGCCCAAGCCACGATGATCTCGCCGGGGGTGTTGGCATTGCCCGCGCGCGATTCGCCGTCTTGGTTGTAGTTACAATCGCCGGGGTTCTCGGGATCGAGATACATCGGGACCGGGAAGTTCTTTTTAATCTGCTTTCCGTAGTGGGTGGTCTCGCGGTACTCGAACTCAGTACCGGGGACGTTGAGGTAATGCTTCTGTGTCAGGCGCCAGCGGGCCATGGTAGTTCTCCGTTAGTATTGGGAATAGTAGACGAGACCGGAAATACCGGTGATGGATGGGTTGACGCAGATCGCCGGGGATGACACCGCAGATCCACCAATGCCGGGGGCACCAGCGGAGGCGATAGCGAAGTCGATGTGATCAGCCGACGGCGCGGTGTTGAGGATGCTAAGCGCCGGGGTGATGTTGACTGTGCCGGTGTCGCAAGCGGTGGTGGTCTGGGTGCCGGAGGTGATCTGGAAGGTAGCCGCGGTGGCCGAGTTCGAGGTTACATGCCAGCCGCAGATCGAGATGATTTTACCCGCGACTCCGGCAATGAGCGAGGTAACCCCGGTGACTCCGGAGAAGACCGCGGTCTTGTTACAGATGATGGTGTTGGCCCCGCCAATGGCCTGAGCATCCGCGGCGGTGGGCGACCAGAGGCCAGCCACCACGCACAAGGCAAGTAGAAGATGTTTGAACATGATGGCTGCCTTTCAGGTTATTCTTCGGTCCAAGTGATCTGGCCATTGAGCGACGAGGTCGTGGAGACGCCGCCGAAATTCACGCAGAGTTGCTGCGTGGAGCCTTTGGCCAAAGTCGGGGTCTGGATCAGGTTCTCGGTATCACGACCCCAATCGAAGACCGTTTGCGGGGTGGGGGTGCCGACGGTGGTAGCCACAACGCCGAGGAGGCCGGAGTCAACATAGACAGGGGCCGCGTCGTTGATCGTGGGAACCGCCGTGTAGGAAACCAACGCCGCCGAGGCCGAGAGGTTGGGTGACGCGTTAGTATCACGCGAGGAGATCTGCGTGACAATGCCGGGGTTGGCTGTGGTCAGACCGATCGTGCCGCCGGTATCGAGGGCTGCACGGCGCAGGACCTGAATCGGCAGCGAGACCGCGGTACCCGTACCACCGATGACAAGGCGCTGAACGCGGATCGTTTTCGAAGCCGAAGCCGCGATGCAGACCACGTCCGTAGCCGAGGCCGGCGGGACGAGACCGAAGAACGCCGAGGAGTAGGTGGCCTTGGCGCCGTAACCGGAGGTCACGCCGACCTGCGGAACGAAGTTAACCTGAGCCACGGCCGAGGACGCGAAGAGCGCCCCCGCCACAGCCCCAAGGAGAAGTTTCTTGAGAGTCATAGCGGGGTACTCCTTAGTTCGCGACGGTGAGGCCGGCGGGATAGCCGGAGAGTTGGCCTGTAGCAGACTGGACCTGAGAGATCTGATCGAGAACGATCGCCGCTTCGACCTGACCGGCGGTGTGGGTACCGACGGAGATGAAGGTGACTTTTAGGAATCGCGGCATGGGCTGTCCTGGTTCCGGCTGCGGCATGAAGATGTTGCCGATGTCGGCGCCGGGTTGGAGAGCAGCTTCCGCGATCGCCTGCGAAGTCCAGAACGGGTACCACGTACCGGGAGCGCCCACGCCGTTATCCGGCGCGCCTTGGATCTGAGCCTGCAACGAGGTACCGCCGGTGAAAGCCGTGGTGACCTGAATCAGGACCTTAAGCCCCGGCTTGTCGCCGATGCCGAGATCGCGGGCGCCGCCGCCAGCAGCCGAGGACGGGACGCCGGATTTAACGCCGATATCCACGATGTTCGAGGAGTCCTGAGTGCCGATGGTCGGTGCGTCGGTATTGGCGGTGGAAGTAATACCGCCCGAGGCGCCGTTCGACGTGCCAGTGAAGAGGAAGAATCCGTCAATGATCATATCATGTTTACCTTTCAATTTAGTTCAGCGAAGTCGCTGGAAAACTCACACTACCTGCGCCTCATTATTCAATATCGCGTCACAAGTTCTGACCGGAATGCCTCTGAACGTGGTAACGACTTTACCGTCGAACTCGCTCAATTGCAGGAGTACATTCGTTTTATTCATCGCTTGCAGATCGAGGTAGGTGCGAATCACGCGGTTGCAGTAGATAACCGTGCGGCCCATGTCGGAGCGGACTTCCGGGGTGTCGGAGGTCTGAACCGCAGCGGCAGTGGACGGCGCCGTGGGCAGACGATAGAGACCGCGGACGAGGAGGTTGAGCAGATTCGCGGCTGAGACGCCGGTTAGCTGGGTCACATCGATGTTCGCAATACGGACGCAGTAACGCCAATCGCGGCCGACGAGACCGATCTCCCATTTGAAGTGATCGCGATAGGCTTGGTAGGTGTTGCCCGAGGTATCGGCGACGGGCCACTCGCCCATGTCGATGTGTTGGAGGCCGGTCATCTTGCCCTTCGGGAAGATACCATGCCACGTGTCGTTGCCCCAAGTCAGGATCCAGATCGAGGTGTTGGTCGAGGCCGTGCCGCCGCCGTCAAGCACGTTGTTCGCGGTTTGCGAGTTGGCCGTGTTCTTGGTGGAGTAACGCGGAGCAAAGCCAGTGAAACGTTCCGGGTTCACGCCTTGGTTGCCGTAGATGATCGTGGAGGCGACCTGCTGCGACATGCCTTCGAGGAACGCGCGGACTTCCGAGAGACGGAACTCAGCGGTGTTGCCGTTCAGATCGGCGATGTCCTTGTCGATAACCGCGTAGGTTTCGAGGTTACCACAGGTGTCGACGATCTGGCCGGTGGTGGACTTCGCGTTCGGGACGCCGGTGTTCATCAGGCGCCAAGTGGCCTGCGGGAGACCGGTACGGATCGTGGTCTTGTGACCCGTCGGCAGGTTGCCTTCGACGACCATGATGTCGTCGAGGATTTCGTTGGTCTGAGAAAGAATCTCAATGATCGTCGCGATCTTGTATCCATCATCGACGCGCTTGGCCCAGTCAGCGTAGGTTAGGGCCGTGTTACCAATCGTTGCCATAAGTTGTTTTCCTTAGTTGGGGTGGAGCTCACTAACCATCTGGGCCCTAGCCTGTCAACCGTATCTACGGCTGGCCTGTGAGATTGGGGTAAAGTGCACCGGCAGCAGTCGGGCGCGACCCGGGGCCCTGCTGGCCGAATTTGCTTGGCCCGCCGCCGGTGACGGGTTTGCCTTCGGTGTAAAGCTTCGCCATTTTGGTGAAGGCTTCGATGAACAGTGGGTTGTCTCCGGCGCCGGTCATGTCCATGAAGCGGTTGAACTGCGTGATCTTTTCGGCGTTGGGGACTCCATCGGCACCGGCAAAGAGGGCGTTTTTGGCTGCGGAGAGATCGGCCTTGGCCTGCTTGATCCCGCCCGGAAGCGCGTCGAGGTAGGTCTTGGATTCCGTCGCCCATTCCTGACGGACCGCGCGTTGGTCGTTGAAGAGTTTGTCGATACCGGCCGCGTTGGTTTTTGCATAGAAGTCAACAAGCTTCTGCGCCGCGTCCTGAGTCAGGCCGAGTTCTTTGAAGATCGGCGTGGCCTCAGCGAGGAGCTCGGGGCTGATAGCTTGGCCCTCGGGGAGTTTGAAATCGGCGTAGGTTTCCGGGACGACAGGAGCGGCGGCTTCGGCAACCGGCTCTTCCTGATTCAGAAGAGTCGTGTCAGACGTCGTAGACGTCGTGGCCGGGGAGGATTCCGTCGTCGGCGGGGTCGTCGTCTGGGAAGGACTCGGGGCCTCCGTCGTCGTTACCGGCGTCTCTGTGATCAATGGTGCTTCGCTCATTTTGTTCCCTCATCATTTGAATGAATTGCTCCGGACACCATTCGATGATGTCGTTTAGTAGGCGTAGTCCTGAGTTCCGCTCGCCTTCCGCGAAAGCCATCTGCAAGGCGTCAGGTGCGTAGGAGGTAGAGAATACGTGGGCCGCGGTTAGTTGATCCCAAACGTAGCCCCGGCCGTTTTTGGTGGACATGAGATCGATGGTGACCCCGCCGCGAGTCTTCTCCGCAAGCCGGGCGTCTTTTTCTTTCCGGCGGATTTCTTTCCGGGAGGCTGCGTTGTCCATCTCAAGACTCTATAATAGAGATGATGAGATAACCAATCACGCCCAGAATCCCGAGCGCGATCAATCCCAACCCGATAGCCTCAAAGATATTTCCCATGTTAACCTCCTGTCATTGCTTGCAGCGCGTTACGCCCGCCGCCAACATCAGCTTGGGACAACGTCTTCGCACCCATCGCAAGTTGCTGGGCTTGAGCCGCTTGTTGTTCGCCGGCCTGTTGCTTGGCGCGGTTGGCGCGGAGAGCGGCAAGGGCCTCAGGCGACCGGATCATCCGCGGGTCGTTGCCTTTGAGCTCGGAAAATCGCTCAAGCGCAAAATCGACGTCGATGTTGTCCATGACGGTAGGATCCACACCAGCCAAGTTACCAGCCATCGCGAGGACTTCTTGGATCGCGACGGCGTCGGTGGAGTCCTGCGCGAGCTTAAGCATGGAGACGAACTTAACCGTCATCTCCTGTCCAGCGAGTTCCGGGGGAGGGGGTGGGATGAGGCCAGCGCGCTTAGCGATAGCAAACACTCGTTCGATGATCGGTCGTAGACACTCATTGTCCAGACGTTCGAAGACCGGTCCCAACATAATGAGTGACTCAGCTTTACGTTGCTGTATCTCGACCGCAGTAACATTAGAGCGAGTTTCGAATTGGGAGATCGGCTGGAAGAGATGATTGAAAAAAGTAAGTTTGAGACGCTCACGGACTTCCTCCAGATCTTTGGAGATTTCACCGACCGGGAATTGGGACTGGTAGACAGACGCGATCCCGGCGCGGCCGGTGGAAGCGAAGCCGGTGACGTAGGTCATGCCGCCGGGGAGGAGGGACGTGGGTTTGTTTTTGAGTTGGATGTCCGCGACAAGCGGCGGATTGACCATCTTGTCGATGGCTTGTTGCTTTCGGCGGGATTCGAGTTGGAGTTGTTTCTGATCGCCGAGAGCATCCATGGCGGCACTTCGGCCGTACGGGTCGTTGGAGGTGACGTACCAGCGAGCGGTGATGTTGGGCTGTTCGAAGTAACCAGCCTTGCGAAGGAACCCGCGGTTGTCGCCGGAGTTGTTTTGGGGGCTAGCGCTGCCGCCCCACTCCCAGACACACTCACGGAATTTAAAATGCTCCGGGACCCCGAACTTCCGGCCATCATTGTTAGGCTCAATCATCTGGGCGAGAACTATCTCGCGAGTGAGCCCGGCGCCGTTGGGTAGGTGGTAGGCTTGCTTGACGGAATCGGAAACGTTCTCAATCCCGAACTCGTCCACAACCTGCCGGATGGTTTGGGTGTACTCAAGCGCGAGGATGCTCGGGCGGTAGCGCCCGTCGAGATCGACGTAGTACTCACCGGCGCAGGGGACGCGGCAATTGATCACGTCTTCGAAGTCTTCGTAGATTAACATTGTGGCGGTACCGAAGACCACGAGGTCCATCAGGTACTGCGCCATCGACGGGTAGAAGTTACCTTCCGCGAAGATCATCCGGAGCCGGCGTTCACACTCGGCCATCCACAGCGAAGCGGGCGAGGTTTCGGTGGAGTCGAGGTTGCCTACAGTGAGCCCGAACCACGGCTGAATCGGCGAGACTTTGCCTGACATCAAGCCCGAGGCGAGGTTCTGCGCGCAGAGGTAGCCGGTGGAATCAATGATGTGTTGGTTGACCGGCGAGCCGCGGTTTTGAAGGTTGGGCGTAATCAGCCAGCGGTAGCGCCGCGGCATGAAGTAATCCGCGCACTCGCGCCAATGCGTCCACCACGAGTAACGGTTGTTCCGCATCCCGATGATTAGAGATTCGACATAACGCCGATAGCGCTGGTCGGCTTCAGTTACCTGTCGCATTGGGAGCCTTTACTGCGGCGGCGAGTTGGTCTTGGGAGGGCGGCGCGTTGGGATCAACCACCGGCTTGCCCATGGATTGCATATGCGCCGCGGCCATGGCGAGGTAAGCCGCGGGGACCGGCGTTGCTTGCTGTGGTTGGTGGCCTCTAGCCGCGGGGATCTTCATGAGCCGAGAAGTTTCTTTTGGTTACTCGGCGAACCGCCGGGGGTCTGTGGGGGCATGACCGAAGAGCCAAGGAATGACGGAGTAGAGCCGCCAGCCGGAGTCGAACCTTGGACAGGGGCTTGGCTCGGGGTGATGACCTGCGAGGGCGTCGGGGTTGGGTTCACCACGATAGGAGCCGCCGCGGTAGTGTGTGGCGCGAACATGTGAGTCATTAAGCATGCATCCTTTTCTCGGAGTAAGGATCGTATTCGAATTCACAGCCGGTCCGTTGGCCGAAGGCCTCGGTCTGGGCGCGGGATTGGAGTGGGTAAGCGAAGGTCAACGCGAGAGCATCGGCGCGGTCAGGGGACCGATCAGAACCAAGCCGCCGCATCATGTCTTCTTTCTTTTCAAGCTGGATCCGACCTTTGGCGTCGAGGCCATAGGTCGGGGCGATTAGTTGAGTCCGGAGGTCCGGGTCATGAGGAAGCGCCCCACCGGCACGAATCCAGGACCGCATGGCGCCCCACATCGCAGCGCGCTTGTTTGCGTACACCTCACCGGCGTTCCCGGTGGTAGCACCACCGACATCATCTGCTCCGCCGAATTGCACGTCCCAGCAATGAAGCCCCAAGGCACGAACGTTATCGACCACGCCGCCACCGACACCGCCTCCATCGATAAAGATGCCGTCGGCCGAATGGGTGCCGTTGGCAGAGGAGATCTTCGCCGCGAGTTCGACAGTGTTAACGCCACGGTAGAACTCCCAAGGGGTTGTGCGGGCATCGCGGCCCCGGCGGAAAGCAATGACGGATTCGTTCGCGCCATAGCGAGCCACGTCACAGCCGAGAGCGATCGGATCGGAGAGCGCGGCTTCGGCCTCGCGCCCCATCGCGGTGTCTACCTCGAACGCGGAGATGAACTCCATCTCGCCTTGGCGCGGGAACATGCCCTTGACGCGGATACGGACGAAATCGGAGTCATCGCCGTAAGCATCGACCCAGCGATTGAAGAGTTCTTTGTTGGTGAAGGTGACGGTGCGGGAATCTATCTGCGCCGAGTTCCAGTACTTGCCGTGACCGGTGTCGTCGAAACAGTCACGGAACCGGCCGAGTGACCGCGTGGGGTTGCCGAAGGCGAACCAGAGGATTTCGGTGTCAGCATCGGTCAGAGCACCTTCCGCAACTTCCCAGATGGTGTCGGGGATTTCGGAGGCTTCGTCCATGACGAGGAGGATGCGTTTGCCTTGGTTGTGAAGGCCCGCGAAGGCGGCGGGGTTTTTCTCGGACCAAGGGACCTGATCGATACGCCATGTGCGTTCGCGCGAGGGATCGCGGGAGAGGAGAGCCGTGGCGGTGAGTTGGTAATGCTCGCGGCCGAGGAACAGGTTAAACCACTTGCCAAGCTCGGCCCATGTTTTGGTTTTAAGCTGCGTCTCGGTGTTGGCGGTGACTACCCCGCGGGTGTCCGGGGCGGTAGTGAAAGCCCAGAGAATAAGCCAGCTAACCAGCGCGGACTTGCCGATGCCGTGGCCGGAAGCCCTGGCGATTTTAATCGCGTCGTTGAGGGAGACAAGACCAGTGCCTACGGCGTTGAGGATCTCAACCTGCCATGACTCGGGGCCGGTGAACTTTTTAAGCGGCCCGGTGCCCCAAGGGAAAGCACCGAGAACAAAACGCAGCGGCGCCTTGTTGCAGGATGCTAGCCATGTGAGGAAATCGGGGTTAATTGCCATCAATATACCCAGGAATAAGTCGTGCCGTTATAGGTGCACCTCACCGGCGCAACTGTTGTCTTTGGGTTGCGCGCCGTCAGTTGATGACCTTCTTAATCCACGCGCCTTGCATCGAAATGACGCCGGTCAGCGCCGAGGATGAAGTAAGCGAAATGAGAACGACCGACACATCAAGCTCTGCTGTTGTGGGTGTCGCCGTTACCGTGCGCCGCGTGGTGATGATGGGGACATAGGCGCTTCCCGCTGGGTTTGACGCAGGGAAGGCCACGCCCGTATTTGGCACCATCCCCCCATAGGTGTAGGTCTGTCCGCCCTCTACGGTTTTTAGCTGGACCCAAAGGCCAGCAACAGCCGGAGATAGCCCCGACCAGTTGACCCAAACGCCCCCCTCAAGCGTGTCCCCAGCCGAGATATTGGAGAGCGTACCGACGCCTTGATATTGAACAAGGCTGAGGTTAGACCCGGTTGAGGTTCCTCCAAGGGTGATGGTCTGGATCGGACGCCCGTCAGAACTCGTGCTGACCGCGCCCACACACGTTCCGCCCCCGAGGCCACCCGTCGCCAGCGTCCAACTTGTCGCGCTCACCCCCGAACAGGTCGCGACGCTGCCGCCGCTGCCCGTAAAGAGGCCATTCGTGAGCAGATTCCCGCCAACATTGTTCGTGGCGTCATAGAGATCAGCGGCAGAATAGGACGGGTAAAGCCACGGCGGGGAAAGCTGGTTCAATACTTGCGCGATGGCGTAGCCGATTGCCGACGATCCAACAGTTGACGGGTGGGCGCCATCCGCCAGCATGTAGCCGCTCCGGGTCGCCCATGAACCTGTTTGCGCCGGATCAACCATGATCGGTTCTACATCAACAAAATACCAGCCAGCGCCGCCAACCTCTTGCGCATAGCGCCGGTCCTCCATGTTGAGGCATTGAGCGATAGATGCTTGAGATGTCGTGAAGGCAACCGGAGAGGTGCGCGGATAAATCCCGACCTTGATAACAGCAATTCCGGCCGCCTTGAACGCGGAATAGATCGCGCGGTTGGCTGCCGTCGCGCTCGCGCAGGTCGAGCCAGAGCCAGGGTCATTGCCGCCGCCCTCATAGATAACCACGTCCGGGTTTAAAGCGGTGACGCAGGAAATGTTAGCGAGAATTTGCGCGATGGTCCCCCCTGATTCCCCGCAATTCCCGGTATTCGGCGCCCGCCAAACGCGATAGCCAGAATAGACCGACGCCCATGTTCCGTACCCGCCGTATCCGTAGGCCTCGCAGGAAAGGCCCACGCAGGGACCGTTGGTCAAGTTCGCGTCGTCGACATTAAATGTTATGCTGTCGCCAAGCATCGCGAGTGTGCGGGCGGAGGTGATGGACGGCTTGAGCAGCCCCCCCGCGTTGAGATTCGCCGCCGCCGCACCAGGAGCAAGCATGGAGGCGGTGATCGCCGCGGTGGTACAGACAGGAAAACCACCGGTTGTGCCAGAAGCGGTGCCGGTTTGATAAGTCAGAATACAGCCGTTGGTCCAGTTGATGTAGCCGAGATAGCCATTATTGTTAAATGGGATTGATTGGTTCGGCGCGTTCGCGATCCATGACTGCGCGGAGACTGGGGTGACGAGTAAGCAGAGGAGTAGGGTGAGGAACTTACGCATTAAACACGTCTCCGGATGCCGTCAGGCGTGGCTTCGACTTCGATGATCTTGTGATCCACGGCGCGGTTGGAACGAGCAAGAGCGGCCTCGAGTTCCGCTGCGAAGTCGGCGTTAAGGTTGATGTTGGTGGATTTCTTCGAGGTGCCGTAGCGGTCCTCGCCATCCATCGCAATTGAGTTGAGTTCGCGGAGGGAGATGTCGAGCTCGCCACATTCCGCGGCCTCGAGTTTGTCAAGACGGAGGCGCTGGGCTTTGCGCCAAGCAGACCGCCCCATGTCGAAGTCTTCTTTGGCCTCGGCGCGGAAGGCTTCGTCAACCATGTCACGGTACTTTGAGACAAGGTCGGCCATCGCCGGGGATTGGAGGATGGTGCCGACACGGACTGCGGAATAACCAGTGGCATCGGCAATCTCGATGTTCTTCATCCCCCGGGCGGCGTAACGCGCGACCATGTGGTGAGAGTCTCGGATCTTATCCGGGCTCAGGATCAAGTTCTTCTGGGCTGGGCCGAGGAGCGTGACCATGTCATCTCGCGTGAGTGAGCGGAGGCCGGAGCCGGTGCGGGGCTTAGCCATTAGCAGCGACCGGGTGAGATACTGACGGAGACCACTCAAGCTCGGTGCAGGTCTGAGCGAGGGTCTCCGCCAGTAAATCGACGCGAGCAGGCCGGAGTTCTACCGCGTCGAAGGTTATGGGGCGGATAGGAAGAAACGCCGCGAGCGGTTTGCCCCGGCGTTGGTTAGCGTGAGCGTTGATCCGGGCCAGCGGGTTACGCCCCGCGCCGATAAACACAACCCTGCCGCGATGGCGGAGGATATAGACTCCGGGCATGAGGATCGCGGAAAGGTCGTGGGTCAAGACATCTTCTCCTATTCTGCCTATCAGCATGACACATTCAGGCGCGGAAGTCAAGTGGGAAGTTGTAGGCGAGGATCAATTTTTCATGATGCCCGCGGGAATCTTTCGTGCGGGGGCAAAAGAGATTCGAATCGGAGGGAACCGCGGAAACTGTGATAATTATTTTTACCACCACGAAAATCGAAATCCACACAATTTTTGCGAAGGGGGTGGGGGCCCGGGCGCGGAAGACAAAATTTTGGCCCCGGGGGTGCCGGGGCCAGTGGTTGATCGAGAGAGCATGGGAAGGGCTAGCGTGGGGCTAGCCCTAGAGTGTCAGGCTTGGAAGGCCTTAGCAGAGGCGAGGGTAGAGGCGCGCTGTTCTGGTGTCTTGAATGAGAGCTTGTCCGCGTTGGTGGTGATGAACGCCGCGAGGGCTGGGGCGTTGTCGAGGATCGTAGCCCATTGGGAGGCGTAGAGGGTGGTGCCAAATTGGCCTGTGCCGGTGATGGTAACACAACCTTTCTCGGAGACTTTGAAGCCGATTGCGCGGCGAGGGCCGGAAGCTTGGAGAGCGGTTATCAGCGCGGCTTGGGATTGGAGCATGGCCATAAGTTCAGCCATTGTGGGCTGACCGGCGGTGAGGTCGGGGAGGATACGGGCGGTGGGCTTGAGAGGCAGGGCCATGTGGGTTACTCCTTAGTGGGTGAGGGAAAGCGTATAGCCTAGGACTAACGCGAGGATAGGAAGGATTGCGCCAAGGGTGAGGTAAGCGAGACGGATAAGCATGGCGTGAGTCCTTATCGGTTGATCCGATGGACACAACTTAGCGCCGGAGTTTGGAGATTGCAAGCGGAAAGATTACCTAGGTAGTTGTAGGTCGTTTGGCTAATGTGGCGGGAGAGCAACAGTTGCCGGGGCGCAACAGTCAAGTCGGAAAGCGTTGGCATGGTTTGTGCACGTTCGCGGTTCGTTCATGCGACCATTTGCTAACTTGCCACCAACCGCCGGAGGTGCCATCCTAGGCCGTCGGTTGGATCAACCACCGACCACCAACGGAGCTAGGCTATGTACTACACCCAGATAACCCAAGCGAAGCATAACCTGAGAGCACTCGCCACCGAGGCGGTTGAGGTATGGCTAGAGGCCGGGCTAGAGATCACCGAGTGCAAGCCCAGCCTCGCCCCGGTCTGCGTGCCTAGCTACGCCAAGCCCAGATCATCCCTAGATCTATCCCAGATACTCCCCAGATCTACCCCAGATCAACCCCAGACTGCCAGATAAGCCCAGACCCCCACTCCCGGCCTTGGGTCCGTCTCTGTTCAAGTTCGGGCTTGGGTTCCTTGGTTCCTGCCTTCCTTCCTAAAAAAAAAAAATTCTCTAGAGAGGGACGGGGATTTAGACAAGGACAGAGGGGAGGGGAGGGGATTGGGGGGGGGTGGCCTCTCTGGGAAATCTGGTATTCTGGGGAGGTTGTGGGGTTGTGCTGGGGAGTATCTGGGGTTGTTGTGGGATCTTTCGATCCCTAAGCGGAGGATGGGGTTATGTATGTTTGGTATTGGACCGACGGCGAGCTTTGTTGTTATAATGACTTGCTGGCGCATGGGACTTGGGCTGTTTACGCTTGGGAGTCTGGGGCTTGGTGCAACCCCGGCGAGTCATGCTGGCGAGTGCCGAACGCGCCGGGGGATTGGGGAGTGGAGGACTAGGCTATGTGGCGAGTGTGGTATGAACTGGACCGGCTCGCGGCGTTGCCGTGGTGGATACCGGGAGTGTTAGTGTTAGGTATCGCCGCGGTGGTAGTGGGTGGATGCTGGCGCAAGGGGGATTGGTTATGAGGAGATTGGTGATGATCGAGGCGTTGCAAATGGTTATCATCCTCGGTCCGGCGGTCGGGTTGAGCCTGTGGCAAATGGTTAGGGGAGAGTGAGATGGGCAAGCCGCATCCTGAGCATGAGTACCATAATAAGACTAACCCCGCGCTGAGTTATATCATCGGCGATGCTGACGCGGCTAGGTTGGCCTGCCGTGGTGATTATATTAACCCCGCGATTGAGATTAAATACCTCACGCAAATCACTACGGCGTCAGCCATTCTGTTATGGCGTTATGCCAAGGACCAGCGGCGCGATTGACAACCCGGCGGCGATCGGTTATATTGGATCAATCGCCGCCGAGGCGATTAACAGGAGACTAGCATGATTGAGCCCTTTGGTTCCGAACACTCTGCCACAATCAATGATCTCGCTAAAGAGGGAAAGATCAAGCCTGTGTCTTTCACGGTCAATGGCGAACAGCACGAGGCTAATTCCCTCTGGGCGGCGACTGATTGGCTCAAGGCTAACGGTCATTACGCCAAAAATAGCGTAGTCGTCTGGGATTTGTGATCTTGTGAGTCAGGCCAAGGGGTAGTCACTCACCCCTTGTACGGCCTCACAAGCCGAGCGTCAGGGATGGTCTCTGCGTATCCCCTAACGGGAGTTTAACCCCATGCCGAATTGTTTCTCACTCACAAAGAAAGGCGCAACCACGCCAAGCCTGCTCTCGGATATAGACGAGGAGCTTTGCGCGCTTCTTGGCAAGCCGGTCCACCCTACCAATTATGTCATCGGTTGGGTTGATAGCATCGGCTTCGCTCTGGCCTGTGGCAGGGATTGGGCTTGGATCAGAGAGAAATTCCAATCCTACTCTGACGCCGGAGAGGATTTAACCGAGGACCATAAAGTCCTTGACTACCTCGAAGCCAACTACACCCCCGATGCTTGGGCAGAGATAATAGGAGGCCGGAGGCGAACCGATCGCAAGATCGGCGGGTTACACTAGCTCGCAATCGGTCGCCTTCGCGTCTCTTGGTGCTGGATCAAACACTGACCCCATGCCTATGAAGTTACCTATCACTCTTTCAAAGGACTAAACCTATGCGCCAAGTTACCACGACAACCCTTTCCTTTGACAACATCGAAATCCTCGACCTACTCCGGCAGGTTTATGACATTCCCGAAGATGCCGACATTCGCATCGACGACGACGGCGTGGCTGTGACCTATACCAAAGACCTCTCCGAGGATGAGCCTGAGGTTATCGCCGACCATGCCGCCTTGGATGAGATCGTCGCCGGTCGCCGCGCCTAACCCAAAGGACACAACCCATGAACACCCTCGCCATTATTAACCTCGCCCGCCGCTATGCCAAGAACAACGTGGCCAAGAACCACCCCGAACTGTCCAAGACCGAGGCAATCGCCAAGGGCAAGGCGATCCTGCCCAAGTTCATGCCGATCGCCCGGATCAACTACGCCAAGGCCCAAGCAAAAGGATAAAACCAATGAAAGCTTTTATCACACAATCCGGCGGGCATTGGTCTGTGGTTTTTCGTGACTGCGACCTCAATGAAATCCCATCAATCGAAATCACTCTTAGTGTAAAGGACCAGATCCAAGCAACGGCGATAGCAATGGCCTTCAACGATCCGCCGGAATATGACAAGGATAAGATCAGCGCCTATGCTGCGCTTAATGAAGCATGGAACCGCCTTGGCTGTTCACAAGACTACGAGCAGTTCATTCGTGATATTGCCCACAAGGCTATTATCCCGAACTAACCCACAACAAGGGCGAGCCGGAGGCCACTCCTGCGGTTCGCTTGGAGGTTCCGATGTATGTAGTTTATTGGGCAGATGTCTATTGGGTTTATCAACCCTTTAGTTTAGCCAGCGAACCAAACTGGGAGCACGACGAAACTGTTACCTATTGGCTAGTCCCTAACCCGCCGGGAGATTGGAATGTCAACTGAATCTGAATCCAAGCCCAACTTGACCTATACTCAACTCATTGCCGCCCTGCAAACGGCGGTTAAGGAAAACCCCAACCTCGGAGACAAGTACGCAGTCATCTACCAAACTGACAATTGGGCAAGACAAGTCTCCCATATTCAAACAGGCTGTGGCGGAGATTTCATCGGAGCCACAAAGACTTGGAGCGGTGCACAATGAATCGCTATCAACTCGCCTATGCCGAAGGCTATGACGCCTACCTCGCCGGAGTCGCGCTGATCTCCAACCCCTACCGCGTCTGGTCCGAACAATCTTCAGGCTGGAACAACGGCTGGAACGACGCGGCCAAGCTTAACCCCCCCACAAACCAAGGAGACGCCAAGCGAGAAATTCTCGAAACCGGCTTGACAAACCCGCCGACTCGTGCTAGTATGTTACCCATGATGAGTCGTCGGTTTCGACCCTCATCACTGTGGTTAGTCACTGACCTAAGCCTGCGGAGCGAATTGGATATGAAAGACCAATGCGTGTCGGCTAATAGGAAATGTAATATCAAGGCCATGCCTTGAGCTAACTACAAACCCCGCATGACTCTGGGCGGTTAACCGAGTCGCCTCTCACAAGCCAGAAAGGCTTACCCAATGACTGCTCTTAACATCCCCGTTACCAAAGCCGGAAACGCTACCATCACCGTGGAAACGGACCAACTCCCGGAACGGATCTACGTCTCGGCCCTGACCAAGGGCCTCCACACTCTCATCAACGGCGGCGCTACCAAGCTCGCCAATGTCAAGGACGCCAAGACCGACGAAGAAAAGGCTGAGTTCGCCAAGCTGGCCACGGAGAAGGCTCAGGAACGTGTCGCCGCCATGTACTCCAATACCCTGAAGCTCGGTCGTGAGGCCGCAGTCAAAGGCCCGTCCGGTGCTGTGATGACCGAAGCCCGCCGCATTGCCAGAGACCTGATCAAGCAGATGATCAAGGACTCCGGCGGTAAAGTCTCCCACTACGCCGCCTCGGAGATCACCAAGGCCGCGAACGAACTCCTTGCCGACCCCGCCCAAGGCCCTGGCTACATCGCAATGGCCGAGGAAAACCTCGCCTCCCGTACCAAGAAAGGCATCGAGTTCGACCTCACCAAGCTCCACGAAGACCCGGCCCTCGTCGCCAAGACCGAGGAAGCCAAGCTCAAGAAAAAGGCTGGCGTCCTCTCCGCCGCTACCGCCGGAAAAGTCGCCCCGCGAGTCAGCCCGGCTGTGAAGCACTAAGCCACAACCCAACCCACGGTTAGGGGCAATCCTGCCCCTAGCCTACCCCCCGGAGAAAACCTATGACTTACGATAGCACCGCGCTTTCCCTGTCCGCTGATGAGTCCTCTGCCTATAAGGTTCTGACCGTCGCCGCCAATACCATCGCCCTTGTCGGAGAGTTGCGTACATACAACGATCGGTTGACTGCACAGGCCTTGACCGATCAAGAAACCATCGCCAACCTGACCGACTCCCGCAACTCTCTGGAAATCACCCTCGCCGAAGTCCGGCAGGCCCTCGCCGATGCCTTGGCTCGTGAGTCGGCCCTGCGGATCGAATACAACGAGACTCAGGCCAAGCTGGCGGAGGAACAGAAGCTCGCCGGTCAGCATTGGGATGACCTAACCGCAACCCGCACTACCCTGTCCCACACCGAATACAACCTCGCTGAAGTCACTATCGCCCTCGACGACACCAAGGCCGCGCTGACCGAGGCCGAAGGCAAGCTGGCCCGATTTCGGGAAATACTCGGCCTGCCTAACGAGGCCGTGGCTCGGCCTACCCCTACGCCTATCCCGACGCCTGTGGTCGATCCTGAGCCGCTTCCTAACATCCTTCACTTCTCCAACCCCGTAACCGAAACCATTGCCGAAAGCGAGGCCGAGCCGGAGGCTGTCAACCCTTTGCTTTCTATCTCAGGGCATCGTTGGGAATCCTAAGCATCTTCTACTAACCCCTCTGACCCTTTGGCATTTTAACTCAACCCCTGCCCTAATCCGGCAGGGGTTTTTTATTGCCTGCTTTTGCCGTAATCGACCGTGGTTTTCCAATCTAGGGTCGGCAACAAAATCTGTACTATCTATAAAATCTAGCTTGAACTTTAACCCATTCTAGTGTATACTGTAATCACAATGGAGCT